GCTAACATTTTGTTACCTAACTGTGGTGTTTTTATTAATCAGTATCTATACCTTGTACAAAATTCATTGCCCAACCTGCGTCTCTAAAATCTCCTCTTGGATCACATTGTCCTTCTGTTCCAAAAAAGTCATCTGCTTTCAAATCATTTAACATAATTTCTAATGCTGGAGACAAATATTTAGCATAATTCTCTTCTTCACCACACATTCGAGCCAATCTCATTAAAACCTCTATAACCCGCAATTGTGCTTTTGTTGGTTTGCTCATTTGTTTTATCCTATATTGATTCTAAATTTGGTATACACTTCCATCCACCTAAAATCTTCTCTAACTCAAGTGTTTGTTCTGCTATGCTCATATTAGCATTGTCAATTATGGCATCAAATCCCTTGTAATCATCTAATGCCGTTTCGCTAATATGTTCATCTTTTATAGGATTTCTTGTTAAATGAATGACCTTTCCACCGGCTTTTTGAACTCCCTCAACCTCATTTGGAAATCTACAGTCGTTGATTAGTGCTAATCCTGGCTGTTCGCTCTCAATTTTGCGTAGGGTCGTATCAACCCAGACATTAAAAGACATTTCCCTGAATAAATTAGTTCCGACATATTGAAGAACCTCGCGGCCAGTCATATAGTTGTCATACCTATCCGTGTCTATTAAAGTGGGCATCTCATTCCATTTTAGATGTGTCTTCTCATTTTTCTGCTCATCCGTTCCATAACACTGCTCATACGACAGACCCAAAACCTGCATACATATAGATTTTAACGGATCTGCAAAACTATAAACTTTTACATATGGGTGGACATACTCATCCAAAAAATCTACAAGTGTTTGCTTCCTCCAGTGAACATCTAAAATACCCTCTGATTCTTGGTTACCCAGAATGTCTGTTACGTGTAGTTTTCCATCTTCTAATACACTAGCAGTTCCCTCTACAACATGTAATGATGTTAGATACATTCCAAGAACTGTGTTTACACAAGTATCCTTGCCTGCGGATTTATGGCCTGAAAATGCTACGATATTTGTCATTTTGCTTCCTCTTGATAAAAAGTTGAATATAAATCTCTAATCTCTTCTATTACTGGACCGATGTCTGACGTAATCTTGTCTACACTCATTTCTCCAATATCATTAGCGTCTAATGTTGGAAAATATAGACGATAGAGCCGACTACATTGTTTTTGAATGTTTAATGCTCCTTTTCGTCCCGCCTCGTCGTTATCCATTATGACTATTAATGTCATAGCACCAGACGCATCTAAAATTCTTTTCTGCTCGTTGCTGAGTGCTACACCAAATAGTCCCACACAATTCTTAATTCCTGCCTCGCACAACCTCCAGCAATTTCCGGGTGATTCTACTATAACTGCTACTCCACTTTTTAGGATGTATTGTTTTGCACTCCAATAGTTATACAAATGATTAGCACTTTTAAATTTATAACTATGTTTCCATTTTGGATAGAACTTTTTGGCTTTTGAGTTGGAATCCTCACATTTTATGAGCGGATTGTGCCAGCCATTGCATTTTTTGCATTGACTGAAAATGCTTCTTCCAGTGCAACCAATCATAATTTTGTGTTCATCATCGTAAATTGGCACTACAACCCTGCCGGTCATAGGTTTATCTTGAGATATACAAAGTCCAACATCGTATTCTGTAAGCACTTCGGGACTAAAACCCCTATTTAGGTAATACTCTGCTGGTATTTGGAGTGATTGCTTTACATTTTGTCTGGGAACACCATTTGGAAACTCCTTACCTTTTAGAGTTTCGGCCAACTTTATGAATTCCCTATTGCTACTTCTGTTGGGATTTACCGGTTTGTCTTGAGGCTCATTACCTAAAAAGTCAACCACATATTTAACAGCATCTTGGAAATCTACCTGTTTATCATCTGGACTATTCCAGCCATATTCTTGGTGTGAGAGGATGCCGCGAACCAATCCTATTAGAGAAGAAATAAAGTATTGCTCGCACTGATGCGTGTGACACTGCCAGAACCCAAGAACTCCACCCTCATCATTATATATGTTTATAGCCCCTACATTATCCCCACCATGCACGGGACATTCGCCAATGAACATTTTACCCTCATCTTCAAATTCAATTCCAAATGTAGCCATCAATTCATCAAATCTGTTCATAGCCCGATCACAGATTTCCTGATTTTGCTCTTGAGTGTAGTTGTAGCTCTTAATTGAATGAGATTTTGCCATCTTTATCATCTACAATAAATCCTTTGTCCTGTCCTGAATTATTATTATCTTGCTTTAGTTCCAAGCGAGTTTTTCCTTCGGTAATATTCATACACCACAATTTTGCATGGCAATTAATGTAATCATTTCTATCAATCCCCGGTCCGTGACGAGCAATAATGGGTAGTAATTTTTTATTGCCGTTTTCCTCACCATCTTCAGATATTTCTTCATCTGTTTTTTCCTTTAATATTGTGAAATTAGAACATAGCCATATAATCCTATCAGAGCCGCTGGCAGTACTGGTATCTTCTTTATTTATTCCATCTCTATTGAGTTGTAAGAATACGACTATTGGAACCTTATAACGAACTGCAAAATTATGAAGTGCCGTCATTCTAAATCCAAGTACTTGATATTCTCGAAGTCCTTCTGAAATATCTTCCATATCCATTAACTTCAAATAGTCATAAAATATTACACAGTCTTTAGCAGTTCCATCGTCATTCAAACCGACCGTTCTTGTTAACCACCTTCTCATAGCAGATAATTGATCTTCAAATGCTAATCCTGATATACTCTTCCAGTTATATAATGAATGATTGATTGTTTTACCAGCATCTCTAATTTTTTGTTTCCAGTCTGGTTTTTTTACATATTGTCCAGTTTCAACCTGCTGTATAGGAACTCCGCTTTTAGATGCCAGCATTCTGTTTTGATTTTCTTCTTTAGTCAGTTCGGTATCTAAAAAGAATATTGGTATTTGAAGATTGTCGGTAATGTGTTGCCCTATATTTAAGGCGATACAGCTTTTACCTTGTTTTGCCCTAGCACCAATTACATTAACTGTTGCCTTTCTTAGCCCCCCTCCTACTGCCTGATCCCACGCCGGAAATCCTGTTGATATTCCTATTTGTTCCACCGGATTATCTTCTAAGAACTGAATGTGTTCTTCAATATCTTCACCAAGGCTTACTGGTGCATCATCATCGTTTAATAGTGATGTAAAGTCAAAGACAGTATCTTCTGCTATGCTTAATATGTGTGAGACCGTCTCATCGCCACGAATCTCCAATGTCTTTTGTTTTGCCACATCCAACTGGCGACACATTAGACGGCCAACCTCAAGTTTCCTAATTTTTGCCGCAAATTTTCTTACATTTTCTAGTATTACAGGAAAGGTTGAAATTGCCTGTAAATGTTTAATCTCATCTGGTTTAGATAAGATATGACTCAATCCGACTTCGTGTGCTGCACTTTGTATGAGTGAATTATCTATTCTGGGTGAATCATCTTTTTCAAATATATGTTTTAGACAACGATATATTATAGCATTAGAGTCTATAGTGAATGAAGTCTCTTGTAGTATATCTACTACATCAAAATAGGCTTTCGCCCCATATTGTATGATTCCAGCCAAAACTACACGCTCAGATGGGGGGTCGGAAAGAACTATGCTCATTAATTATTTTTTTCTATTTAGTTTGACCCTGAGCATCCATTACACTTATAATGTACATTCTTGTCTGGGTCTATATATATCAATTCAGCACTTACAACATTAACATCACCACAAATTTCACACGCAACCTCATATTGTAGGGCGGGTTGTCTTTTTTGTACCCTTTGATTGCCAGCGTGCAATTTCTTATCTATAGCGACGTCGCCTTGGTATTTATCAAACATATCAGAAGACTCAAAAAGATTGGGGCGATCTCCAATTTTAATATTCTCGGTTCGGCATTGGTTTCCCTGTTTGGACTGTCCTCTTACTATGTCGTTTGTACCAACGCGAGACTTAGACTTGTTATTAAGTTTAACCACATTGTTGTTTTGAGGTTGCTGAGGAGGCAAATCCATTGCTAGATTATTAGGCTTTGCTATACCGGGTGGTTGATTTAGCATTTGTTGTGTTACCTGTTGTGTAATTTGCTCTACAAGAGTGGGGATTATAGCTTTAATCTCATCAGATAAAGAGGGTTCTTGTTTAGATACCTGTGGTTTTACAACGTCTGGCATGTCAATATTAACATCGATTGGAGGAAGACCATCAATTGTAACTATTGGATTCTCCATCCTTTCAAGTTCTTTTTCCAAGTTCGTCTTACCTTTAATAGCATTGGCCTCTTTTTGTGAGTAGCCAAAATCATCTATTAGTTGTTGGCGGATTTCTTTAATTTTCATTTTACTTATCCTTATTAAACCGATTATTTTTAATTATACCAGATAAATTGCGAATGTGCTCCGCTAAGTTATATAGCCGATCCACTCTCTGTTGGGCGTAATTTTTAATTTTATACACATTACTGGCGTATTCATTATCTTTGATTGCCAACATCATCTTATTTTCGTGCTTCATAAATTTATCATACTGCTGAAGCGAGGAGGAAATAACCTCTGTGAGTTTTGTCTCAGCCCAGGAAATTCTCGCTCTTTCTCTATTAATGAGTCTTTGTAGATAAAACCCATATTGTGCCAGTCTAATAGATATGTCCCCACAAGTATTAGCAGTCATTTTTTCCAGTATGTCCCTATTCATATTGAGATATTCCTGTAGTTCTTTTTCCGTTCCTGGAGCTTCCATAACGGGTAGACCACTATTTTCCTCATAATCATTAAGGGCAGCATACACGATTTCCATATCTTTTACAGCAGCCGACTTAGATTCCAAGTCTTTTTCTCCACTCATTTTCATCCTCTTTATAGGGTAAAATTATTAGGTTCAAATTATTAATCTCACACCACTCTTCTTTATCTCTATCATTACTTAAACTGCGAGCAAATCCAATCCTACTTCCGTGAAAGTGTGGAGTATACTTATAGTGTTGTTCGCCATGGACCTCAATGACAATATTATGAATAGGAAGATAGAAATCAAGATAAAGGAAGTTTCCTCGTCTAATTGGAATGCCAACCTCTTCTAAAATTTGAATAGTAGGGAACATCTTCAACAGAAGGTCTCTCGCCTGAGTGTGATACAAAGAACGAGGTCTATTATCTTGTCTGACAATTTTTCCCTTGACTTTCCAATTTACGTCTTTGCCATCTAAATCAACAACTTGCATTTTCTAACCCCATCATTTCTCTTATTTGACCATATAATTCATCATACATTTTCTTATCACTGGATAAATAATCTCGTGCCTTTTCTATACCTTGAGCTTTTTTACCATCTGGAAACTCAAACCAGGCACCACCCTTTTGAATTAACCCTAAATCAACCCCAAGTTCTACAACTTCCGCCATATCGTCTATACCATATCCATATC